CTTGCCAGACAGATTGCTAGTGGCGAGGCAAACCTTGCCAAAGTGCGTGGTCAAGACCCAAGCAAGTTTAAGCTCGAGCCTCTGTACATTGCTGACGCAGAAGGAAACATCAAAATTTCCTCAATCCCTGATGTGCGCACCCTTGACTACATGAAACGCGCTATGGACGCTATGGTCAAGTCAGGTTTTAGCTCTACTGACGCTACTGTCAAGACTCAGGCAAACACCCTTAAGCAGATGCGTAACGAGTTGCGCGACCGCCTAAAAACTGTGGTTCCTGAGTACGACACAGCGTTGACTAAATACGCTGGCGACATGGAAGTCATGGAGGCCATGCGCACTGGTATGGAAAAGTTCCGTGGCATGGATCATGAGGAAGTTGCCAAACTAGTTAAGGGCATGTCTCCTTCTGAGAAAGAAGCGTTCCGCACTGGTGTGGCTCGTGATATTTATGGGCAGATTATGGGGCCATATTCTGTGCGTAACTCAGCGCAAAATGTCATTGGTTCGCCTGAAATGCAACAAAAGCTCATGCCTTTGTTTGACGACCCTGCGCACTTTAATTTGTTTAAAGCGGCGCTTGAGCGTGAGTCTCAATTGTTTAACCAAGCTAACAGCATCTTGGCTAACTCAAGCACCCAAAGACGCGCCCAGATGAACAAAGAGTTTGAGGGTGACAACTCCATGGGTGAAGCTATCGGAAACGCCATCACAGGTGGTTTCTGGTCATCCTTGACTGGTCTAGCCGCCAAAGCCGCTAAGAGCACCACAATGACTCAGGATACGGCTGACAAACTAGCTGGCATGCTGATGTCTAATAACCCTGCTGAGGTTGCCGCAACCGTCAAGGTTCTGGAAGACTACGCCAAGAAAGCCGCTCCTCGTGAGGCAAGAGCTACCAAGGCTGAGATTGGCACTACAATGGGCACGACAAGCGCTATATTCCCATCGCAAGCTCCACAACAAACAGCCCCTGATCTTGAGTCTGATATTCAATCAAGCCCAAATCAGATTAAAGGTGCTCCAGACATAGAAGCTGACATCGAGGCAGAATTAGCTAAAATGAAATAACACTTTTGCAGAGTGCCATTTAGCCCTGTTTATGCAGGGCTTTTTTTTACTTAAACCACAAGTAAAACCCATGCAGAATGCCAATTGGAAACAGCAAGGCTCCTGCAATTAGGAAGCCCCACAGACCTTGAGCGAAGCATGTGAAGACATGGGTGATCCACGCCATGAAACAGAGTATGCCAATAAAGTATCCCATTATTTTTCCTTATTTGGTGGGGGTACTAACTGCTCGTCCGCAAGCTAAAAAAGCCTTTGCACAGCGTTCCCCCCGTTTTAATTAGAACGGAATGTCGTCGCCATCATCGCGTGGCAAACCTTGGTACGGCTCTTTTGGCTTTTGCTCAAACACTTGGAACCAGCCATCGTAATTTTTAGAGTCAGGGCGTGAATCCATTTTAATCTTGATTTTGCCATTGTCTTCAATAAACAGTGTGCCATGGTCTGACCAATAGGTTTTCTTTTCGCCTTTTACTTCGTACTCACGAGCCGCGAATTTGATATCGTATTTCTTAGACATTATTTGCTTTCAATAATTGATTGGATTTTTGCTACTTTTTCAGCGACTTCGCTGAGGAACTTGGTGACTTCGGCTTCCATCTCTTTGATGAAGGCTTCATCTCGTGCCACTCTTTTTATAAACATTTGCGCTTTGGCTGGCATGCGTGGATCAAACACCACATAGTCACACCACTGGCGACCCGTGCAAGCCATCTGGAACTGCATCTGGGTGTTGTACTTAGATGCCACTGCACCTGTGAGCAATACATCAATCATCGTGGCTGTATTTGGGCATTTGATCTCTATGAGTCCATCATCCCCTATCAAGCCATCAGGAGAGGCTCCAGCCATCTCAATCGTGGGATGGGATACAAACCCACACTCCTCGACCATAACGCCCTGTGTGGCTTCGTATTCAGCGCGGGCATAGGGTTCCTGATCCGTACCCCACTGCATGGCGGCGTTGGTAAAGGACTCAGCCTGTGAGTTGGAGATGCGCTCCACCACGAGTTGAGCCATGTAGTTCTCACGAGTTGCTGAGTAACCTGTTTTGGTTTTAGCCATCAGGTCAGCTACGCGAGAGGCAGTCACCTTGCCTAAGCGCAAGGCAAACCATTCGTTGGAGCGTTGTTCGACTTCAATCATTTCGGGCTTTCATCATTTCGTTTGCTAGGTCATATGCTTTGGCGGCAATGTTCTCTTGGTCTGCTTCTGTACCACTTGCTAGGTCACCGACCATGGCAAACACAGCATAGAAGTCACGCAGAGTCATTTGGTCTAAGAGGACGGGCTTTTCTTTTTTCATGATTTCAAACTTTCTTTTTTGGCTTTTTCAACACGGGCTTTCTTTGCGGCAATTACTTTGGCTTGCCAGCCTTGGTCACCTTTGCAGGCTTCGTAGGCTTGTGAGTAGGCTTTCTGTAACTCTTCTGAGTTAGAGCTGGCGCTGATGGCGGCAAGGTGGTCAGCCATCACACCCTCTGGAACCTTTGGCTCTGCCCTGCGGGATGCGGCATTGCCATCGTCGTCCTCTGGAGCGATTCCACAAGCCGCCATGAGCGAACCCCTGCGGGCATAGGTTAAAGCGCTCATATAGCCCTGTGGGTCGTTCTTAGCGGCAGGGAAGTACAAGCGACCACTGCTGATGGACTCGCCTGACTCGTGCAGGAACATTGTCTCTACGATCACGCCATCAGGATGGTCATGGGTTTGCTGTATCAGGGAGATGCCATTGTCGTTAAGGCTGTCCATCACAGCTTCGACGCAAGCGGCAAGGTCAGCGTACTTGGAGCGGAAGTGTGGGTTGACAGAACTCTTGAGCGCAGGGCCAAAAGCCTTTTGAGCTTTGACTAATGCTGTTGCTATGTTTTTCATTTTTGAGCTTTCAGAATTTGCAGGTTGAGGACTTTGACTTGTTCTTGGTTAATTTCTAACTGGTAGCAAAGGTCACGGATCGTGCCTTGGAGCATGCCTACTTGGTAGGCTAAGCGGTCACGGGCATCTGCATCTTGGTAGGTCTTGGAGGCTTGCAGAGCGACTTGGCTGATGATGTGGTCGGCGTTCATTCTTCGTCCTTTAAATAAGCTGATAGGCGTTTGATTCGGTCTGAGTGGTAGTCAGACATGCGGCGGGCATATTCCTGAGCGCTGAGAGCGTCTAAGAGCTTGCGCTGGGCGGTTTCTAGTTCTTTAGCGGCTAACTCTTTTGCAGAGGGCAAGCGAAAATAATCTTTGAGTAAGTTGATCATGGTTTTAATTTAAAAAAGTGTTGTCTCTAATTGAGTCATAAACAGCCAACAACTGGTTGTATTCGCCATAAGCTACAACTCGGTCAAAATCTGTTTTGTCTTTAATTTGGTTTGTGCCATTGTCAGAAACAAAGCCCCAAATATCTTCTTTAATTTTTATGCGAACTTGCAGTTCATTTAATAAATTCTGTTTGCTAAAGTTGATCATGATGTGTCCTTAGTGGGGGCCGAAGCCCCCTGTTGGTTTAGCCAATGATGAATTTCACATCAGCCACATCAAGGGCGTTTGCCAGACGACCGTTAGCGTTGATGCTGTACTCGATTTGAGCAATGGTAGGGGTCATGAGCATTGTGTAGTCAATGCCAGAGATGCACTGGTTTGTGCCCTCGTACCATGTGTAGGTCACATGGTTGCCATCGATACTCTCGACGGTGTAGACCTGAGTCTCTAGCCTGTCAGTAGCGACGACTAGTAATCCTGCACGGATATTTTGTTTTTTGATTTTGGCGTTTGCCATCTTAGTTTCCTTGAAAAGACCGCTTGCAAAATGCTACGGCATGGGAGTGATTGTATAGCAATCTAAACAGTTACAACAGGTTTTTACAATTATTTTCTAGGTGCTTTCCCTAATAGGGGGCTTTCGCCCCCTTTCAGGTTAAACAGAAGCCATCTTTCTCCAAGACTGGGAACCCATCCAGCCTTTGAAAACTTTGTCGCCCTTCTGGAGCTTGTAGTAAACACGAGCGCCATCAACTGATGTGCATGTGTAAGTCATGTCGTTGTCGATTTTTTTGTCGCTAGGCATGATGAACGCAGGAGCTTCTTTTTTAGCAACTTCAACCAATGCTTTGCCATGGTACTTGTCAGCCACTTCAGACATCATGTTGGCAAACGATGTACCCATCTCAGCGTTCCTACGGAAGTTCCACTCGAGGGCGCGGATAGCATCGCGTTGCTCGTAAGCTGTGGCTTCAACAAAAGGAATAAATTCCATTGCTTTTTTGGAGTGTGGGTGGCGTGTGATTGTTGCGGGCTTGAGTTCACCAGAAGCAACTTTGTCAGCCTTGACAATCATCTCGAGAACTTGCTCACGGACTGTAGCAATCAACTTGTCAGTGTCATCACGGCTCACTTGGATAGGTGCAAAGTGCTTGCCTGCACATACGCCTTGGAACCAGCCGCTCTCGACTGTGTAACCATGCTTTGCCATCTTGCCATCTACAACGGCGTGCTCACGACCACAGCACTGGCAGTTACCACGGATTTGAATTGCTTTCATGATGTTTCCCTTTTAAAAGACCCTATGCAAAATCGCTGGGGCATGGGTGCATTGTATAGCAAACTAAACACATGCAACATTTTTTTTATTAGGACTTTCCCTTATGTTGCTTTAATGCAACACGCAGGTTTTTCACTTGGTTGTCACTGAGAGTGCCCCAGTAAATCAGCTCGTGGGACATGTTCAGGACAAACTGATCTGTGCCCTTGTAGGCTTCTAGTTCGTTGACCAGATCAGCATGCTGGTCTTGCCATTGCTCAACATCGACAGAGTAGTTATTGGTGGGTGTTTGTTTAATTTTCATTTTTGTATCTCTTGCAGTTTCATGCCATATGTATTGATGCCTTCAGGGACTACCACGCCATAGCGCTTGACCAAGGCGTTGTGCTTGAACACGCTGTAGTCGACATGGTGATGCCAGCGGTTAAACCTCCAGACGACCTCAGCCACATCAGGGTGTAAGCGCTCGATCATTTGGGATTTGGGTAAGGTTCCTTCTTTGGAGTAAAACTCGTCAGTGTTGCCGCCAGCCATGGTTTGTGTGGTGGCTTTCTCTTGCAGGAACGCATTGAACTGGATGGTGCACAGGCCAGCTTTAAGCGCCCTGATGGACAGGTCAGTGTCTTCGTTGTAGCGGCCCCTCCAGCGCATTGGAAGGCTGTTCTGGATGAGCAGGCAGGAGTAGATGCGGGTGTTCATTACGAAGGCAGGGAGAGGCTCCTTGGCCTTGGCAAAGAAGTCGTAGTTAAAGCCAGCGATGACGACATTCTGGTAGCGGTCTACAAAGTCCTCAGCGGCCCTGAAAATAGTGCCAGAGGTGACCTTGACCATGAGGTTGCGGTTGAGCCTGTTGAAGCTCGCGATGTTGTCGTCCATGACCCAGTGCCTAGCGTAGCCGAGGCTCATGGAGTGATCCCAGCAGAAGTTCCGTGCGGCCCCGGGGCCTTTTCCTCGCGTGTCCCCCTCCTCATCACAAGTGTAGTAGTCCCTAAGATATTTCTCAGGCAACACCAGCACCTTGGCAGGATCAATCACTGAGGCGTACTCCTCGCGCTCGTGGGCCTCTACAACGATGTAGTAGGGCACATTGATACGCTCTAGTGCCTTGCTAGTCAGGCGCGTCTTCCAGCGCCCTTTAGACACGATATAGATGGGGTACTTAGGATTCATCCACCCACCTCAAATGCGAAGCCCTACGGAACTCAGCGTGTGGGAACCAAAGTGCTTTTTGCTTAGGCGTGATCACCTGCTCCACGAGCTTGGCAAACTCTTGTACATCCTCTTCATTCCTGAAACGGATATTGAGCACTCGAAAGGGTGTCAGGTCTTCTTGGAAAAACACAGGCATATACTGCCACTCCTTACTCCAGACACATTGTACGTAGCCAAATAGGTCGCTCATGGTGGGACCGCCTTGTCG